CGAGGCCGGTTCCTGACGTTTGCGGAGCTGACCTCATCCAACATGGGGATTACGCGTTTCCTCGCTGAGAAGCTCACTCCGTTGCTCAAGCAGCGCTTCCCTGGCCACCCGGTGATCATCATCGGTGACCCGGCGGGGGCGCAGCGGGCACAGACGGACGAGCGATCCGTGTTCGAGGTGATCAAGAAGGCCGGGTATCAGGTTATGCCGGCCCGGACGAATAACATTGCAGCGAGGATCGCGGCGGTCGAGGAACTGCTGGGCGGTCAGATCGACGGTGGGGCGCGGCATCTGATCGACCCCAGCTGCCGTACACTGATCAAGGCATTGACCAACGGTTACCGGTACAAACTCCGCAAGGCGGGGGACATGGATGACAAACCGGAGAAGAACGAGTATTCTCACTTGAGTGACGCCCATCAATACGCAGCTCTGCACACGACCGCCACGGCTTTTGGTGTTGACCAGCGTACACAACGGCGGGCTATCCAGCGGATCTCCACTGCTGGCTGGACCTGAAACAGATGCTATACTGGCGTCAACTAGGCGCCAGCTCACGATGAGGGTGAGATATATGCGCTGCCTTCAGAATGGAGAGCACGACATGCCTTACCGCGACCCGCAGAACCTACATGACATGATACGCGCCGTGCTCGCGTTCGCTGCGCTTCTGAGTGGCGGTATCGGGGGAGGGCTCATAGGTGGCCGTCACTTCCTAAAATGCCCTGGGCGCAGCCTGGCGGTCCTCCTGGCCTACATGACGGTGGGGGGCGGTGTTGCTTTCGGTGTGTTTGTAGCCTCGCCCTTCATCCCAGGCTTTCACGTCACGACGCTTGAGGATGCTTTGTTGGTCGGATTCTTCGCCGGTATATCCGGGTCCATCGCCCTGGCCGCATCCAACATCGTATTCAAATTCTCAGCCAAGAAATTGGGCATTGATGAAGCCAGCGTCAGCATCAAGTTTCAGGATGGCGAAACTGACACCAAGGTAAAATAATGAGCAGTGAATCCTGGCCAGTCGCCCGGTTTGGTAACGCTGTTCACAGTTTGTATGACGGCACCTGCAGCAGCAGGTGCCTAACTTTAAGCCGAACGGAGATCCATACTATGCAAAAGTACATCGGCACCAAGATGATCAACGCCAAGCCCATGACCCGCCAAGAGTACAACGACCTGCGGGGCTGGACAGTACCGGCAGACGAGAACCCGGACGACGCCGGTTATCTGGTCGAGTACACAGACGGCGGCCAAGCCAACCACCCGGACTATGCCGGTTATATCAGCTGGTCCCCGAAAGCAGTGTTTGAACGCGCTTACAACCCCAATGGCTCATTAACCTTTGGTGATGCTTTGGTTTTATTGAAACAAGGTAAGCGTATATCTCGGGCAGGCTGGAATGGTAAGGGCATGTTTGTGTATATGGTCCTAGTGGACAGCTATCCAGCACAAACTGATGCGGATCGTGACTGCTTTGGTGAAGTAGTGTTATACAACCCTTACATGGCAATCAAGAATGTCGATCACACAGTCAGCACTTGGGTGCCAAGCGTGAACGATGCACTTGCCGAAGATTGGATGATACTCGATTAACCCCACCACTGGAGATCCACACCCATGAACGAACAGCAACAAGAAGCCGAGATCCAAGCCAAGAGCTTGAACGCGCCCCGCCTGACACCTTCCGCCATCGACTCAGTAATAGCCAGTGAGCATTACTTTACGGCTGAAGACGGGCGCACTGGAGCACTCACTCACGGTACTTATGTCGGGCGTGAAACGCCGGAGCCAGACAATGCTGATCTCCAGCCGCTGCAGGTGCTGACCTTCTGCGTTCTGGTTTTGGAGAACGGCTTTACTGTTACCGGCGAGTCTGCCTGTGCCAGCCCTGAAAACTTCGATGCAGAGATCGGGCGAAAGATCGCCTATGAGAATGCGCGGCAAAAAATTTGGCCGCTCGAAGGGTATCTGCTGAAGCAGGCTTTGCACGACGGCAAGTAACCACCACCAAGCCCCGCAAGTCGGGGTTAGTGGCGTGCGGGCATTCACTCCAAATGCTTGCGCGCCTATGGTATGTTCAACGAGATTCGTGGGGGGCAAATTTGGGGCGACTCGCCGAACGTCCAAGTGGACAGCCGCCCCCCAATACATGGCCGAGGCGTGGCGCAGGCGCGGTAATTTGTGTTCGCGCCCTGTGCTATAGTTGAGACACGCCGCATCGGACGAGGTGAGTTGTGGATAGAAATGACCCCCCATGGTGGGACAAGTACGAGCACTTTGACGCGTGGGAGTTCGACTGCAAACACACAGGCGAGAACCACATGCAGGAAGACTTCATCAAGAAGCTCAACAACCTGCGTGAAATGTTCGGGGGCGCACTGGGTGTGAACTCCGGCTACCGCCACCCGACCCATCCCGTCGAAGCGAAGAAGGCCAAACCTGGAACACACAGTAAAGGCATTGCCGCTGATCTACGAGTGGGTCCGGGGCTGGACGCGTACCGCATTGTTCAGCTGGCAATGCAGATGGGGTTCACTGGTATTGGGATAAGCCAGCGGAACGGATACCCCCGCTTCATCCACCTGGACATGGACCCGACTCGGAAAGCGATCTGGAGCTACTAATGAAATGGCCAAGACCTCCAATTGTTGATGACGCCCGCAACTGGTACAAGTTCACCTCGGTGCAAGCGGCCATGCTGCTCGCGTTCCTCGAAGCCTTGCAGAGCATGCACACGTTAACGCTGCCTCCTTGGGCGACCATCGGGTTGGCGTTGGTGATACCGGTGCTCCGTGTCTGGAAGCAGAACCTGGAATGATTGAGATACTGATCGGAATCATAGTGGCGCTACTGGCCGCCCTGGGCGGTGTCGGCGTAGCAGGTAGTCGGGCGCGGAAGCAGCGTGACGAGGCCCGCCGCGCTGTGCACGAAGTAGAGAATATCCGCAGCACTGAGCGAAAGGTCAACGAGGCCCAGCAACGTGCACGTAAGGAATCAGAGGATCACCGTAATGCGCAACCTACCTTGGTGGATACTCGCCCTACTGGCGACTTTGGCGACAGCCGGCTGCAGTCCTCAGACAGTGGCACCGGCTCAGGTTCAGTGCTATCCTCCTCCTCGTCCTCACCTCCCGACAGTTGATGCTGGAGAGCTGTGGGATTTAATCGGGCCGCATCGCTTCACTACCCTACGCGACCGTGAGGCGCTGCTGGTAGACTGGGCGCTCGAGATGGAGGGAATGTTGGACGAGCTGTGCGGAGGCCCGTCCGATGTATAAACCGAAAGACAACCGCGCCGACAATCGCCGCCATAAGGTGTGCATGAACTCCGACTACTGGTGGTCTGAATGTACCGATCCCCAATTCCATTACCAACCGGGGGCATTGATCAGATAAGTGATGATCTTGCCATTCCGGCCGGTTTTGCACGACGCATTGAGAATGTCGTTATTTCATCGAATGGGGTATTCAGTCGCCGCAAAGGCCGCGCAGTCGTTCGGCCGGGCTACGGCTTCCATAGCATTGCCGAAACCGACCACGGCATTTTGGTTGGTAAAGGCAACGGTCTGTTCCGTATCCACCCGGATAGCGGTGCGCCGGAACTGCTGGGCTTCATCGAAAACCAGTACCAGCCGCTCGACTTCACCGGATACAACGGTAACACCTATATTGCAGGCGCTTCAGGCGTCTGGTGGATACCGGCCGAACACGACACTCTTTTGCCGTGCGGCGTGAGCCTGCCGGACACCAAACCTGCCATTTCAGCGCATGAAAACGGCGCGCTGCCTGCTGGTCATTATGCCGTGGCTATGTCCGTTGTTTCGCCATGGGGTGAAGAATCACCATTACTGCCGTTGGGACAGGTGGCGCTTGAATCAGGTGGCGGCATCATGCTGTCCGGTATTTCAGGTATGGAGATTGATTACTCCATTAACGTGTACCTAACACAAGAGAGCGGCGGGGCGTATTACCTGGCTGAGAAGTTTTCTGCGGCATTCAGCCAGTATCTTGTTGGCACCGTCCCGGACGGCGCGATAGCCGAAACCCAGCACCTAAAACCACTGCCAGGCGGGCAGTACATTCGAGGCCGTGCCGGGCGCCTATACGTAGCGCAAGGCAACACTCTTTGGTTCTCCAACCCGATGCGTCCGCATCTTTGCGATGCCGCGCATGGGTATATACAGTTCACGGGTGATATCCGGTTCATCGAGCCGATCACTACTGGTCTACTGGTGGCCGACAGTCGCGGCGTCTGGTTGGTGGAAGGCGACGACCCGGTATCGGCGCGGCTTCGGCTGATCAGCCCAACGCCGGTAATGGCCGGGTCTTCTA